CAGCTCGGAATCCAAATGAGGGGCTACCACGACTTCGGCTGCGCTCTTCAAGAGCCGCGCGGCGGCGTGAAAATGAAGGGTGAAGTGTAAATAAAAAGCCCCGGCACGGCTTACGCACGTGCCGGGTTCACCTACTCCGTCCTCCACAAGGATCGACAACGCAACAGGAGCACTTCAATGCCTACGGCAACCTTCATCCAAGATGGCATCAACATCGACTACACGCCGGCCGCCGGGGGCGCCAATGTGGCTGCCGGTGACGTGGTCGTCCTCGCCGATCTGATCGGCATCGCGCGGCTGGACATCAGCGCCGGCAAGTTCGGCGCGCTGGCCGTGCGCGGCGTCTTCGAGCTGCCCAAGGCAACTGGCGCCGGCACCGACATTCCCAATGGCACCAAGGTGTACTGGGATGCGGCGCTCAAGCAGGTCACCACGATCAGCGGCGGTTCTGGCGGATCGGGCAGCGGCTCTGGTGGTTCGGGCTCAGGCCGGCTGCTGATCGGCAAGGCTGTGCGTGCCGCCGGCACGACGGACAACAAAATCCGCGTGATGCTCACGCCGTGAGAAAGCCGCCATGCCTGACCTGCTCCAAAAAGGCTCGGACTGGTTGGAAGTCCAGCGCACCAAGCACGCCACACGGGCGGTTGTGTACCAGCGTGGTGCCCCGGGAGTTGGTGCATCGGTCGAGGTCCAAGCCACTATCGGCAAGACCGAGTTCGATGTGGACAACGGTGCAGGTGTCCTACTGCGGGTCGAATCGCGCGATTACCTGATTCTGACCGCCGACCTGGTGCTCGATGGCGAGCAAACGGTGCCGAAGCAGGGCGACACGATCCGCGAGTCCGTGGGCGAGGTGGTGATGGTGTACGAAGTCACGGGCCCTGCCCCCGGTGGTGCGCCGCACTTTCGATTCAGCGATCCGTATCGCAAGACGCTGCGGATTCACACGAAGTTCATCAGTCAGGAGCCACTGTGATGGAAATGAACATCCTCGAACCTGTCGTTCAGTACGGTTTCCTCGGCTTCGCCGTCGTGCTGCTGGGCGTGGTGATCTGGCTGATCCAGAAGCTGCTGACCGTGCTGGACCAGACCAATAGGGTCATCGCCGCCAACACGGAGGCGATTGAAGATCTGGCAAATGTGACGGAGGAATTGGTCCGGGCCAACCGGTCCCTGCACGAGAAGGTCATCACCCGGCCGTGCATAGTCGCCCAGGAGTAAGCCATGCCCGCGACCTCAACGCTCGTGCAGATTGCTGACGCGGTGGCCACGGAACTCAACGGCGCGACGCTGTCGCAGCCGTTCACGGCCCAGCGCTTCTACCTGCCGGTGTTCGACCTGGGCGAGATGAAGGACCTGCACGTGTCGGTAGTTCCCAAGGGCGTGGCCGTGCAGCCCGCGGGCCGAACGCTCTTGCAGCACGACTTCAGCATCGACGTCGCCGTGCAGAAGAAAGCGCCCCCGGAAGCTACGGACACGATCGACGGCTTGATGATGCTGGTCGAGGAAATCGCTGCGTTCTTTCGGTTGCGTTCGTTGACAACGTTTCCCGCGGGCACCTGGATTAGGACGGAACACGCTCCGGTCTACTCACCCGAGCACATGGAGCAGTACCGACAGTTCACCAGCGTGATCACGCTGACGTTCCGCGTGATCCAGTAAGGAGCCATCGCCATGAGCATAAAACTCGGCATGCAAGCCAAGCTTTACCGCAACAGCGGCAGCTACGGCACGCCCACCTGGGTGGAGGTCGGCAACGTCAAGGATTTAACCTTGAACCTCGAGGCCGGTGAAGCGGATGTGACCACACGCTCCAACAGCGGCTGGCGCGCTACCGTCGCCACACTCAAAGACGGCTCGATCGAGTTCGAGATGGTGTGGGACACGACCGACCCCAACTTCACCGCGATTCAGCAGGGTTTCTTCAACAACACGCCCGTCGAGTTCGCGGTGATGGACGGGGCGATTGCCACGGCGGGCAGCCAGGGGCTAAGGGCCACGATGTCCATCACCAACTTCAGCCGCAGCGAAGCGCTAGAAGAGGCCATCATGGTCAGCGTCACCGCCAAGCCGACCTACGCCGCCAACGGGCCATCGTGGATGACCGTTGCGTAAGCAGAGTCACGAAGGCACGCAGGCACCGAGGCACGAAGGGTTCCATCAACGAGGGCTTGATTCATGAAGACATTCCGCGACACCGCTGACCGCGAATGGAACGTCGAGATCAACGTCACGGCGCTCAAGCGTGTGAAAGACCTGGCCGGCGTCGACCTCACCGCCCTGATCCGACCGAACGACCCGACGTTCAAGAACCTGTCGACCGACATGTTCCAGTTGTTCGACGTGCTCATCGCGCTGGTGAAACCGCAGCTCGAGCAGCGGCAGATCAGCGCCGACGTTTTCGGCCAGTCGCTCGATGAAAACTCGGTGGAGGCGGCGGTCGCGGCGCTGCTGGAGGGTGTGATCGATTTTTTCCAGGCCGACAAGAGGGCGATCCTGCGGCGGGCCCTCTTGAAGGTGACGGCGGCCGCGGGCAAAGTTCACCGCCAGAACCTGGAAACAGCGGCTCAGCGCGTGGAGAGCGCGGAGTTCGAGCAGATCATCGAGAGTGCGATGTCTGGCAGCTCATCTACCGGCTCGCCGGAATCCTCGGCATCGATCCCGGCCCGTTGACGCTTCGCGAGCTGGTGGCGATGGCCGAGTCGCGCACGAGGGAATCGTGGTCGCACACGTCGGCGCTGCTGGCGCTACTCGCCAATGTCCACCGCGATCCGAAGAAGCATCGCGTCTACAAGCCCGCCGACTTCGATCCAACTCGCTCGCGCACCCGCCCACGGAATACGCCGCACAAAACTCGCCGCAACGAAGGCCTTCCCCAAGTGGGCATCGAAGTCCTCAAGCAGGTGTTCGTTGATCGGCAACCCTCAACCTCTTACGGAAAGGAATCGTCATGAAGTCATGGAAGACCACGCTCGCTGGCGTCGCGGCCATCATCGCCGCCATCGCCCTGGCCATTGCTCACCAGTTCGATGCAGACGCCAACACCGCAGCCGACTGGGGCACGGTTGCCGCTGCCGTCGCTGCCGGCGTCGGGCTGCTTTTTGCTCGCGACAACGGCGTCAGCAGCGAAGACGCAGGCATCAAGCCGCGCAAGTGACGGTGCTGCTGCGCCCAAGACCCCAAACCCAAAACCTAATACCCGGTGCTTTATGTGGCAAAAGCTGATCGTCGCCATCGTCATGGGCCTGCTTTCCTGGCTGGAGAAACAACATGGCAAGTCTAAAACCGCTGTGGACGCTGATCGCCGCGCTGACGCTCTTGCTCGCATTGGCGAGCGTGTGCGCCTGTGGCAGGACAGTGCTTCTGCCGGACGACAGCCCCCTGAGGGTGGGACCGGGAACGACGGGCAAGGCGTACCAACTGATCGAGGGTGAGTGGCGCGTTACCGAGCGTGCCATCGATTATCCCGAAGGCTGGTACGTCATCCCGCCGCGCTTCGTGAAACCCGGCGAACTGACCAAATGAATCTGGTGCGGCGAGGGGTGGTCCCCAGGCGGGTCCCATACATCCGCTCACGCGGGTTCGATTCCCGCCGCCGCTACTTCTCCCGGAATCAGGCCATGATCGACATGCGGATCAAATCGATGTTCTTCGACCGCCAGAAGGTCATCCGCGCCACGGACAAGGCGTCCCGTGCGGCGCTGTCGAAGGCCGGGGCTTTCATCCGTCAGTCGGCGCGCACCAGCATCCGCCCGCGGAAGGGTGTTTCACCGCCTGGCAGTCCGCCTTACTCACACACCGGCAATCTGCGCCGTCGCATCCTGTTCGGATACGACGCATCGTCGAAGTCCGTGGTCGTCGGCCCGCTGCGATTCAAGCAAGGCGAAGCGCCACCGCTGCTCGAATTTGGAGGCAGAGCCAAGCGCATCACGCGCAAGGGCAAGAAAGTGACCGCCGTCTACCGTCCGAGGCCCTTCATGGGTCCGGCGCTGGAACGCGAAGCACCCAAACTTCCTCCCATGTGGTCCAACTCAGTCAAATCGGAGACCTGATTCATGGCCGCCAGTGGCAGTTCATCCGGAGTCCGCGCCGGCCGCGCGTACGTCGAGCTGAACGTCAGCGACAAGCTGACCAAGGGGCTGCGTGCTGCGCAAAAGAAACTGCAGGCGTTCGGCGAGGGCGTCCGCGCCTTGGGCATGAAGTTCATTACGTTCGGCGGTGCTGTGGTCGCGGGCTTGGCGGCGACGACGAAGGTCTTCGCCAGCATGGGCGACCACCTGGCGAAGATGTCCGCCCGCACCGGCATCTCCGTCGAGGCGCTGTCAGAGTTGGGCTACGCCGCCGACCAGTCCGGCACCGATCTGGACACGCTCGAAGCTTCACTCCGCAAGATGCAGAAGACGATCGTCGACGCCGCCACGGGTTCGAAGGGGGCAATCGACGCGCTGGCGATGCTCGGCCTGACGGTCGAAGACCTGAACAGCCTGTCGCCGGAACAGCAGTTCAAGCTCATCGCCGATCGGCTGTCGAAGATCAGCAACCCCACGGTCAAGGCGGCGGCGGCGCTGGAATTGTTCGGCCGCTCGGGCACGGCTCTGCTGCCCATGCTCAGTAACGGCGCTGCCGGGATCGAGGAACTGCAGGAACAGGCGCGGAAGCTCGGGCTGACCGTCTCCGGCGAGGACGCCCGCGCCGCCGAAGTATTCGGCGACCGGCTCGACGACCTGTGGAAGGTCATCAAGCGCGGCGTGTTCACCATCGGCTCGGCGCTGGTTCCCTTGCTGCAAAGCACGGCGGAATGGATCACCGCCGTGGTGGTGCGCGTGTCGGCCTGGCTGCGGCAGAACCGCGAGCTGGTTGTCACCGTGTTCAAGGTTGCCGCCGGTATGGTCGCGGCTGGGGCGGCGCTGGTGGCGCTGGGCGCGGCGGCATCGGCGCTCGGCTCGGTCTTCGGCGGCGTGGCGGCTTTGATTACCGGCGTCGGCGCGGCGCTGGGTGTGTTCGGCTCGATACTCGCGGCGCTGCTGACGCCGATCGGCATGGTGATCACCGGCCTGATCGCTTTGGCCGGCTACTTCTTGTGGGCGACCGAGGCCGGGGCCAATGCGCTGTCTTGGCTCGGCGGCAAGTTCGAGGGGCTGCGCGACACCGCCGTCGCCGCCTGGCAGGGCATTGGTGACGCGCTCGCCGCCGGCGACATCGGCCTGGCGGCGAAGATTCTCTGGCTCACCCTCAAGATGGAGTTCCAGAAGGGCATCGCCACGCTGCAATCCGCGTGGCTCGCCTTCAAGCACTTCTTCATCGACATCGGGCAGAAGGCATTCTTCGGCCTGCTCGCCGCCAGCGAGATCGCCTGGCACCTGCTTCAGGTCGGCTGGATCGAGACCGTAGCCTTCTTCAAGAACCTGTGGCACAGTTTCACCGCGTTCATCTCCAAGACCTGGACGAGCGTCGTCGGTTGGGTGGAGCGCCGCATCCATGATGTGCATGGCCTCGTCGACAGCGACTTCGATGCGGAGGAGGCAAAGAAGATCTCCGTCGCCAACGAGGAAGCCGACGTCCGGGATATTGAAAACGAGCGCGACGCCGCGATCAATCGGGTGGAGAACGAGCGCCAGCAGAAGCGCAACCAAGAGAAGGCGATCCACGAACGTGAGATGGGCGCGATCGGCAAGGAGTATGAGGATGCTCGCAAGGGCCTCGACACCGAGGCCGAGAAGCAGCGGGCTGAATCGGAAGCGTCGCTCACCGACGCGCGGAAGGAATGGCAGGATGCCCTCAACGAGGCGGCGCAGAAGCGGCAACAGAAGGAAGCGGAGGATGCTGCTGCCCCCAAGGCCGGCGCGAGGCCCGAAGTCGATCAGTTCCAGTTCGAAGGATTGGAGGAATCGCTGCGCAACGTGGAGCGCACCATCGACGTGCGCGGCACATTCAACCCCGCCGCGATCCTCGGACTCCAGACCGATGACTCCACCGCCGAGCGTGCCGCCGATGCCGCCGAGGAAACCGCCAAGAACACCAAGCGTCTCGTGGACGAGGTGCGCCGTAACGCGCTCGTCTTTGTTGCACCTTAACCCCGTATAGGAGCTTCCGGGGGTGCCCGTCACCGTCCTGGAAAAGTTCGAATCCCGCGCCGGCGATCGCAAGTCGATCGACCTCATCTATTCCATCACCGGCACCGGCAGCGACGCCACGGCCCGGACGGAGATGCTCTCCACCGCGCCGGGGTTCCATGATGGATTGAAACGTCTCGATGAGAGCGCCCATGTCGAGCCGGTCGGCAACAGCCTCTGGCAAGGCACGGTCCGATACGAGAAGCAGGAATCGACGCCTTCCTCGGTCGGTGAATCCAGCTTCACCTTCGACACCGGCGGCGGCACGCAGCACATCACCCAGAGCCTGGCCACGATCGGCAGTTACGCACCCGCAGGAAGCACAGCCCCCAACTTCAAAGGCGCGATCGGCGTCACGCACGACAGCGTCGAGGGCGTGGACATCACCGTGCCGGTCTACACCTTCACCGAGACGCACATCATCGCGGCGTCGGCGGTCGACAACGCCTACAAGGGCAATCTGTTCCGCCTCACGGGCAGAGTGAACAACGGCGGGTTCAAAGGCACGGCGGCGGGCGAGTGTCTGTTCCTCGGCGCGGCGGGCTCGAAGCGCGGTACCGACGATTGGGAGATCACCTTCCGTTTCGCCGCCAGCCCGAATCGCACAGGCCTCACCGTGGGCGACATCACCGTCGCCAGCAAGAAGGGATGGGAATACCTCTGGGTGCGCTACGCCGACGCGGAGGATGCCGGGGCCAAGATGCTCATCAAGCAGCCCGTCGCTGCCTACGTCGAGAAGGTGTACGAGGAAGACAACTTCGCGCTGCTGGGAATCGGAACCTGAACGATGGCTGATCCACTCCGCAAAGTGAGTGTTGGCGACCCGCTGGCGATCCCGGCGTCGACGTTCAATTCCTTCATCGATGCCGCCCGCGACTTCCGCGCCCGCCAGTCGAGCGCCACGAGCGACTCGCTGCAATCGTTCCGCCAGGCGGGGATCGTGCCGATCAAGAACGGCTCGGCGGAAGACCGCAACAGATTCGACGTGCTGGGGATCAGCGCGCCGCTGTTCACGCCCACCGACAACGCCGCCGAGTTCAAGAACCGCGTGGCGATCACCGGCGTCAAGCCAACCACCGCCCACCTCGGCAACTTCGCCATTCTGCTCGAACCCATGAAGGACGGGGCCATTGCCCGCGCCTGCGTGTCCGGCGTCTGCCCGGCGCGTATCTACATAGAAGAGGACTGGCACCAGTACGCGGATGTCGAGGATGACCAGCCCGCGCATCTCAAGAGCCGACCTTCCGGCGGTGCCCAAATCCTGTGGAAGGAGAGCGGCGCTGGCGCTGAGAAAATGGCGATCGTCCGGGTGGGCACGCCTTCGGCCGATCTCTTCGTCGTTCTGGTGCAGAACGACGGCGGTGTGGCCGGCGACGACGAGACCGACTGCAGTTTCACCTACTCCATCTTCCGGCTCGACGACACGGAACTCACGAATCCGCTGGCCGAGACGCTCACGCCCAAGCGCAAGCGTCTGCCGTTGACCACCTACATCGCCGCGCCGGACTCCACCTGGGGCCTGGCAACCTTCAAAGCCGAGACGTGGTCGCTGCTCGACGTTTACGAGGAACTGCCCGACACCTCGGTCTGCGAGTCGGAGTGAAATATGGCGACGATGGGCCTGGCAATCCGAGACGGCAAGCTGCTCCGCGAGGGCGGCAAGCTCAACATCGCCGACAAGTCGGCGGGCTGTTCCGCGTGCTGCGAGACCGGCGTCTGCTTTGACTGTCAACACTGCTCCGGTTGCGATGAGGAGAACAGGCCGGGATGCCCGACGGCGTCGTGCTGCACGCCCAACCGCATCTCGGCGATGGTCTCCGGCGTGCAATCCTTCGACGGCGTGTGCATCAACGGCAACGATGGCCTCTCCCGCCGCGTCAATGGTGCGCCCGATCCCAACCGCACTGTCATCCTCGTGCAGACCGCCGACCCGTGCCTCTGGCGGGCCACGGTGCCCAACTCCGGGACGCTCTCCATCTGGACCGCGCCCGGATGCAACGGCAACCCCGTCGCGTCAATCACCATGAACGGGCCGCTGACCTACGAGCTGCGCCGCACGGCGACGCAGTGGCAGTGGGCTGTGTTCATCAACGATGTCAGCGGCCTGTCCTACGTCGGCAGCATGATGAACTGCACCGGCGCGCAGCCGCACACCGCGCCGATCGCCGTCGTTGCGGATGCCATGAACTGCAAGGTGATCGCCGACATTCAGCACCTGAACCGCGCCGCGTGTTACGAGTTCTTCACCCCCGGAAACTCGATCCAAGGTTCCGGGGGCTCCACGACATTCGAGGCGTGCCCATGAAGTTCACGGACTCGAAACATTGCGCCTCGCGCCGGCACTGCCCCGCCTGCCGATCATCGCGGACGTTTCGGCTCTCGCTCGCTGAGGCGTTCGAACTGCCGGAGGGCGGCGTGGACTTTGCCTGTCCGCATGGCCAGGGCGAGGCGGCAGCGGAAGAAACCCCGGCACCGCTCGTGCCGCCCCCGGTGCGCTGCGGCTGCGCGAAGCGAAACGCGCGGCGCGGTCTGGGCGACATGGTCGCCGCCGCGACCACGGCAATTGGCATCAAACGTTGCGGGGGATGCGAGCGCCGCCAGGTGCGCTTGAACCACTTCGGCTGCGTGATCAACCGCTGGCTGCACCGCATCGTCAACTGGCTTGTGCCTTGTTCTGCGTCCGCATCGACTTCCCCGCGCTCGGAGAACTGATCATGAGTACCCATCGTGCCCTGACACCATCCACGTCTATCGACGAAGTGAAATCGCTGTTCGCGCAGCCTCCGGGGGCGGGTGAATGGCCCAACGGCTGGGCGGGCTTCCCCAACGTGCAGGAGGCGTTCCGCCAGATGTTCGACGCGGCGGCGGCTCACCTGCCGCAGCCCCCGGAGTTCCCCGTCGAGCGCGGCATCGTCATCGCCTCCGGCGGCTGGCGCTTCTTCCCTTCGCTGTATGTGACGGTGAGTGTGATCCGGCGCGTTGGCTGCACGCTTCCGATCCAGGTCTGGTACCTCGGCGATCGCGGCGAATGCGATCATCGGATGCAGCAGGCACTGGCACGGTTCGACGTGGGCTGGATCGACGCGAACGCCTTCGCGCGAGACCACGGCCATCATCGCCGCATCCTCGGCGGCTGGGAACTGAAACCCTTCGCGGCGGCGTACTGCCCGTTCCGCGAGGTCATCTATATGGATGCGGACTCGTACCCGGTCTACAACCCCGAAACCTTCATGGCGACGGAGGAATACCAGCGCGTGGGCGCTGCGTTCTGGCCGGATCAGGGTAAGCTCGAATCCGGCCAGTGGGCGACGTTCGGCTTGCCGCATCACGACGAACCGGCGTGGGAGACCGGTCAGTTCATCATCGACAAGGCCCGGCACTGGGCACCGCTTGCGCTGACGATCTGGCTTAACGATCACAGCGATTACGTCTACCGTCACGTCTACGGCGACAAGGACACGTTCCACTTCGCTTGGCGGAAACTCGGTCACGAGGCGTGCATCCCAACACGCGAGCCAGGCTGGGAGCAGATCGCCTTCGTGCAGAAGGACTTCACCGGTGCGCCGCTGTTCATCCACCGCACCCGCGACAAGTTCCGCTGGACCGGTGAGATGGACGGCATGGGCGTGCCGCGCCACTACATGACCGAGCAGTGGCATCCCACGACGCAGTTCCTGCCGCGCCTGCCGCACGAGCAGTTCTGCCACGACGCCCTGCGCGAGTCGGACGAACTACTGCGGCCGCAGCTGCATTTCGCCTTCCGCCCGGACACATGGGACCGAGATATTTGGCAACCCGTCGTCCTTGGCAACGAGTACCGCCTGCCGCCGCGCTTCGAGCCGACTGACGTGATCGTGGACGTGGGCGGGCACATCGGCGCCTTCGCTCACGCCTGCCTCATGCGTGGCGCGGGCAAGGTCATCACCTGCGAGCCGCACCCGGAGAACCTCGCGCTGCTGCACCGCAACCTCGCCCGCTACGGCGACCGGGTTGAGATCATCCCCGCCGCCGTCTGGCCCGCGGGCGAGCCGGCCTTCATCTCGCCAGCGGAGGACGATCCGCACAACACCGGAGGCGGCACCGTGTGCCGAGGGCGGGGGCTGCAGGTAAACACGATCACTCTGGCAGAAGTACTTGCTCGCGCTGGCGGACCGGTTCGCCTGCTGAAACTCGACTGTGAGGGCGCGGAGTATGCGATTCTCGACGGGACCGTTCTGTCGCAGGTGCAGCAGATTTGCGGCGAAGCGCATGACGTGGAGGTGCGAGGCAGGCACCGCACTGTGAACGATATCATCGAGACAATTCCAGCGCATTTCCAAGTCGATCAAATAAAGAATGGCCCCACAACGTGGTTGTTCTATGCGAGATCGGAAATCAAATGGGAGAGGGCGTGGCAGGCGACCGTGCGCCTTAAAGCGCCACAATTTCCTTGACTCTCGCCGCGCCCTGACGCGCCGTTCCCATCGAGACGCCCATCAACTCCTCGAATTCGCTGTTGAGGACGCCCGGCACACCGACCGGCGGGCGGTCATAGGTGCCGACCGCGTAAACGATGCCCGCCGCCCAACCTTCGACTTTGCCCGTGAGCGGTTTCTCGCTGGCGTGGAGCAATCGCAATGCCTTGTGTGCTCGCTTCTCCATCGTGGCGTCGGGATAGGCCAAGAAGAACCGATCCAATAGCTTTTGGCAGGCCCTTTCAAACTCAGTCGAAATCGCGTTCATGATCGTACTCCAAGAATGGCTCACATTATGGCTGGCACTTGTGCAATCTGGACTGGTATTGCTGCGCAATTTGGTCAACGCTGGAGCAGGCGCTTGATCGCCGCCTATGGGGTGTGCTACCAGTTGATGGCGCTCGTCAGGTCAATCAGTGGTCAAGAGAATGCGCATTGTGCTCCGATGTCGGATCAGTATCATTGTTTGGGACATGGTGTTCCAGAATGGGGATGACGGGTGAGCGCACCTTTTATTGCAATCGCAACGCGCATCATGGAGGTATCGATTGCCTACAAATGGAAAACGCGCTGATGGCATCTTGCGAGCTTGCTTTCGAGCTACGCTTGGTCGTCAGTGCGCCCGCAACGTATTAAGTCAATCCGTTGCTTACTTATTGCATCAGGCACTCCGATGGCCTCAATCTCTTGGCAGGCTCCTTGTGGCGTCCGGCCGGCTCGCCTGTAATTCGCGCCGCCTGTTGAATCCAGATGATCGCTTCGCGGTCAAGCCTCTGGAACCACGGTTGCTGTTCAATGGCGACTCCATCGCCAGCGCGACGCCGCTGCCTCTTACTGAGGACCCCGCCGGGGGCGGCTACTTCCTGGGGCGTGGGCTGGGCTCGATCTCCGAGGCGGT